GATGCAGCGGCGCCGCGTCCCGATTCCGCTCGGCTTCGGGTTCCGGTTCCGGTCCTTCGGCGATGGGGGGGGTCGGCTCGTCGTCGTCGTCGTCGTCGAGATCGAAGCTGCCCGGCTCGTAGGGCACCGCCCCGAACGTGGCTCGGGGGAGCTCGCCCCACTCGACCGAATCCGCTCCGCGATCGGCTAGCACTTGATTGACTGAGCGTACGCCCGTGTCGAGATCCTGCCGCTCTTCGCGTAGCCTCAAGTCGGCGTCTTCGTCGATGAATTGCTCGAATTGGACCCGCGTGTCGCGCCCGTATTCGATCACGGCAACCTGCGCCGTGAGCGCGTCTGCAATGATTCCCGTCTGCGGCTTTACGGTATGCCGATCGAAGACGAGCCGATTCGTATCCGCTGCGGCTCGGTTCGCGTCAACGACATCGCCCAGGATCGAGCGCGGCACCCCGTTCGCCATAAGCAGCGTGTCGCGCCCGAACTCGAGAAACGCTTTCACGCTGTCCACATCGGATAGCCCCGAGAGCTCGTGCACCCCGAACCCCGACGGCAAGAAAGCCGGCACCCCCTGCTGCTCGCCGCCGCGCCGGTTGTAGCGGTTTTGCCAATCGGCCCAGAACGCTTCGCGCTGTTTCGCATCGGCAACGTCCGCATCATCTTTCGCAGTTAGCACGATTTTTGGGGTCGCGTCGTGTTGGAAATGCGACCGCAGCGTGTCCGACGCAAACGTCTGAGCGTCGAATTCGCGCGCCTGCGGGCCCACAATCCCGACACCGCGGAACGGGTCATCGGGGTCAGGGTCAAAAAAGTGCACTACTTCGTCGAGCCCGTAGCGCGTCTCGCCTGCTTCCCCGTGGAACACGTAGCCCGAGATCGGCTGCGAATCGCTCGCCAGCTTCTCGACGTGTTGCGGCGACATTGGCCACATCTCGCGGGTGGCTCCCGCCCCGTTCGTCACGATCAGCCAATACGCCTCGCCGGTCTGCGTGATCCAGGTCGACGTGACCTTGAGCATTTGCCGGCGCGATAGGTACGGGTTCGGCCGCTCCAGGATCTCGAGCAGCGGGTGCAGCGGGTCGGCTTCCCAAGAGTAGCCGCCTGCGTCGTTTCTCACCCGGTTCTGGATTTCGAAATCGAGATCCGACAGCCGAGAAGCAATCGCGCGCGCGGCCGTGGCTTGCACCCCAGCAAATCCATCGGTCAGCAGGCGCGATGGGTTCGGCTGCTGCGCCGTTCCGCTGATCCCCTGCCGCATGGTCGCGTAGCGGTAAACGGGTGCCGTCAGCGCGCGCTCAGCCCCCAGAGCGGCCAAAGCTGCGCGTCGGGCTCGGGCTTTGATGTTGGCGAGTGCGCCCATGCGTCAGAACCCCACTACCACGGTGTCTCGAATGACCTCGAGCAGCTCGAGCCCGGAGGCGTCTAGGTGAATCTCGATGCGGATCGACTGCCCAGGCACGAGCCCAGCGTGTTCCGCTTGAATCTGGCCCTCAAAGCCCCACGTGGTCGTTGTGAGGCTCGGCGTGCCGTAAGCCGAAAGCGACACGCTGGCGCCAATCTGCGACAGCACCCGGGCGCCGGATGCGGCGGCGCTCGCCAGGCCAGTGGTTACCGTGATCGTGTCGGCGTCGAGATCGCGGGCGGTAACGGCCCCCGCCGCGTGGTACGTCCCATCGTCGAGCGAAACGGTCACGCTCGAGCCTACCTCGATCGACCGAGCCCGGCGCACCGAAAGAACCGTCTGCGCAGTCGCTTCGTCCGCGGAGAGCGACGTTTCGTGGTCGACATCGAAAAGCCGTGCCGTGCACGTCCCGCTCGAGATCGTCTCATTCGGGCTCGGCTGCGTGTTGATGGGGGCAATCAGCCGCACCAGATTATCGGATAGGTATCGAATCAATCCGCTCGCCTTCCGGGGTCGCCGGTTGACAGGGTAGCCGATCCATGCCGGGGAACCTACTCGACGGTTGCTCGGGCATCGGTTGCCGGCCCGACGGTCGCCGATGCCGAAACGGCCGGCGCGAGCGTCGCCCGGCCGGACACGCTCGGCGCCGCGCTCGCCGAGGCCAACACCGAAGCCGCTACGGTCGGCCGAGCCGAGACAGCCGGCCCGGCCGAGCTGCTTGCCGTGATCGTCCCTGAAGCCGGCGCCGCTGTGTATTCGACCTCGAGCAACGGCCGCCGCGATTCGGTGCCGGTATCCGCTGAATAGACGAATTGCCACGAATTGCCGGCGGCATTCGCGACGATTGCGAAGCAGATCGGAAGATCGGTTCCGCTTGCGGTATCCGCGCGCAGCGTGCCGCCCGTCCCGTCGAGCCAATCCTGCAAATTGTCGACGAGCCCGCTCGCCTCGACCTCCCGAGGCGTGATCGAATCGGCGAATCGGTAGGGGTCATTCGTCGAGATCGCCGACAGCGTGAAAGCGATATCGACCGGATCGGAATCGCCGAACCACGCGCCTTGATTGTCGACCACCACCGAGCCGGACCAACGCCAGGGCCACGGCAACGCGGATCGGGTCGCGTAATCATCGGTCGACGTGAATCCGTCTTCGGGCCACGTCGAATCGTCATCGACGAAGCCGAGCGCGAAATTCCGTGTGAGCGCGCTCGAGACGCCTGAACCGGCGCTCGTAAACGTGATCCGAACCCCGTCAATGGTCGCGCCGTCAGGAATCGGAAGCTCGAAACGCCCCATGTAGCCGTAGCTGGCCGTGCTCTTGAGAGCGACCACAATTCCGAGCTCGTGGCTCGCGTCATCGAACACTGGCGACGATGAATCGTTGATGAGACTGTCGAGGATATCGCTCGTGGGTCGCGCGCTGACGGTCGGCATTAGAGTGCCCTCACACGTTTAGGCACGCCACGGCTGGATGTCTCGACCTCTTCGGCTGCGTTCAGGATCTCGCCCCACATCTGCGCCATGCCGTTTCCCTCAACCGGCGCAGCGTGCGAATCGTCGTCATCGGGAAAGAACAACTCGGAAACGTAGACGTGCATCCCGTCGGCAAGCTCGATCGTATTTTCCAGAAGCCACCTCGAGCCGACTCCCCATGCGTGGGGGATATGTCGGAAGCTGCCGGGGGGGTAGCCAGGCATCGGCATCGTGCGAATCTCGACGGCGCTTTCCGTGCCGTCCAGCTCGACGATATTCGTTAGCGACCACATCCCCACGGCTGCTCCCGATGGGGCGCGCGCCACTAGATCCAAACTGAATAGCCGCGGATCGCTGCACGTCTCATCTACCACGGTCAGCCCCGCCGCCTCGAATTGCTCGCGCGTGCCGTCGGGATTCTGCTCGATCCACGTTTCCCACCGCCTCGACACCTCGAGCCGGATTTGTGGGGCGTCGTCGCAATCCCTACGATCGACCGGTTGCCTCTCGTTCCATTCCTGAATCGTCCATTTCCGAAAGCCGGCCCGAGCGGCTTCGTCGTCTTCGGCCGTTGCGTCGCGCCGATCGGTGAACGTGAGCCCCAAACGCTCGACTGTGAACGGCACCACGCGCGCGAACTCATGCGGCATCTATCACCCCCCTTCCGGGTAAAGGTCGTCCCAGGTCGTCCCACCCTTGACCGCTAGAATAGCGTGAGCCCCCGAGAGCGAATCTACCTGGTCATCGTGGCCCCGATCGCTGCCGTCGAAATCCTCGAGCTCGTCAATCCACGCCGAATACCACGATCCGACGAGCACGCCCACCCTGCCTTGGTGCGCTGCGCTCGCAACCGGCCCCGACCGGACCACCTTCGATCCAGTTGGCTTGTGGAATCGCACCGTAAACCCCTCGAGCTCACGGCCGAGCGCGCGGGCCGCGATCTTGCCACTCGAGCCACCTTCCTGCTCGATGTGAATTTCGACCTCGGCGCCGTCTGCAATGGCAATCTCCCGAAGCCAGACCTCAAGCGGCCCCGGCTTGCGACGGTCGCGCTTCACATCGGCTACCAGATAATCGACCTCGGCATCGAACAACGATTCGTAAAGCGTCCCGACCGACCAATCGGGATCGGCGCCTTTCTTCTCTTCGGTTGCAGCGAGATCCCAATAGCGGATACGGCGACGAACGCGCCCGGGTCGCTGCTCGAATTTCGCGAACCACTCGCGCCGAAATAACGAGCCCGGAGGTCGGGCGTCCCAATCGCCTTCCATGAGCTGCGCGCGCTCGTGCGGGTGTAGCTCGTCCATGCTGCGCTCGTAGTCTGTCGCGTCCAGGTGCGGATTGTCGCGCAGCTTAGAGGGGACGAATGCGCGCGAGTCATCAACGAAGGTGCGCGGCTCCCGGTCGACGTTCTTCGCTTCGTTCAGAAATCGCGACTTTACCCATGCGTGGCCCTGTCCGCCTGGGTTGCTCGTCGACCGAACCCGGATGGGAATTGCCGAGCCGACCAGCCGACGCTGCCTCGAGAATGCGATGTAGCGATATTGCTCAAGCATGAATTGCGTGAGCTCATCGAACCCGACGAAATGGTAGGACCCGCCTTGATAGTTCTCGCGATCCCGCAAGTGCTGGCAGTGCCCAAAGTGAAGCTCTGCCCCGCTTGGGAATTTCCACCGGGTTGCCTTGCCGTCGATCGTGTTAGAGCCGGCAGCTTCGCCCGTTAGCCATTCGTCCGCGATGTCGAGCAACCCCTCTGCAATCGAGAGCTGCGGAAACGTGCGTCGCAGAATCAGCGCGCGGTAGCCTGGGAAGTCGACGAATTGCAGAGCAGCCGCAAGCAGAAACACCGATTTTCCGCCGCCGGCTGCGCCCCCGAACAAGAGCTCGCGCTTCCAATCCATCGACAGCGCGAGCGCTTGTCGGTCGGTCGGCTCGATCGGTAGGTCAATCGAAGACGGCCAAACCAGATCCCCAACCGCCCATGCTTCGAGCGTCATTCGTCGACCGGTTCTAGGCCGAGCTGCCGGGCGATTGCTTGCCGCCGCGCTTCGGTCGATGGCATGACCGGCTCGGGCGAAACGGGCGCCGCTGCGCTGAAATCGGCTTTCTCGGTGGCCACCAGAAGAGTGCGCACAGCCGAGAGCACGTCTCCCGATTCTCGGCCGTGCGTTGCGATCAGCGCGAGCCGTACGGCTACGACTTCGGCGAACGTCGAGTCAGGCGGCAAAACCGCTAGCACCCGCTCGTCAATCTGCTCGAGCCACTCATCGGGGATATTCTGCTCAAGCACCGCGTCAACAGCACGCCGAAGCCGTTTCGCCTGTCGTCGCGCTTTGGAATGTCCGGCTGGATTCCCCGACTGCCCAGGCTGCCACCGGGTCGGGATCGAATTGGGAACGGGGTTCGATTTGCCTGCGGTCACGCCTGCGGCTCCCCTCGGGCTGATCCTGCGAGTGTAGCCAACTCGAGCAAGAGCTTACGAAACGGCTCCGGGGTCGCCGATTGCTCGCGCTTCCCCATGCGCTCGACATCGTGATACCGATCGGAATCGCCCCACGATACCCACACGCTCGTCTTCGGCTCCGACCAATCGAGCAAGGGCGGCGGCGGCCCCACGTAATAGAGCCACGTTCGCTTGCGGGCTCGATGACCGTAGGCCGATTGACTTACTTCGGTGACCCACCCCGGGGAGAAGAGCTCTCGCGTCCAGCCGTTGCGGATCGGTGAAGGCAAGCCGAAGCGCTCGAAGGCAATCGAGTAGGCCGGATGCTCAAGCACCCCCCCCCATTTCCGAACGCTCTCAAGCGCGGCCTTGAACGTTCCCCCATCGTCGCCGATTTTATGCCCGTATCGGTGCTGGACGAGCCCGGCCATCTGGCACCACCGAGCGCAGGGAGGGTGGGCGACGACCGAATGCGGGCCCGCATAGCGTCGAGCGTCTCGAGCTTCGTCCCAAGGGTCTACGTCGTCGCTGCCGAAATAGCAGCCGTTCGTTTGCACGTAGAGCGCCGCGATCATCGGACACACCTCCCCACGTTTTTGCGGGATCCATGTCGGCTTCGCCGATCGTCGCGCTCGTTCAAGGCCCCTTTCGGATGGGGCACTCTCACGCGACGAAAGAAAAAAAAGGAACGGCTTTCAGCCTCAAAC